TTATTGAGTTGCTGAATTTATTCTTTCCTCAGCAATTTTGTAATACTTTTCGTCAAGCTCAACACCGATAAAATCACGGTTTGTATTTATGCAGGCAACACCTGTTGAACCTGAACCCATGAAGCAATCACAGACGGTTGCGTTTTGTGAAGTAGTTTTTTTTTTAATCAAAAATTCAAGGAGCTCAACAGGTTTCTCATTCGGGTGAATTAACTTACACGGCGGTACTCTTGGAACAGAAATTAAATCCTGTGGTCGTCCGTTTTTGAATTTAAAATCGTCATTCGGTATCCAAATAATGCTCTCGTATCTGCCGCCAAATGCCTTTTTCAAATCGCCCATACTGTGACTTTTCTTGTCCCAAATAAGAACATTTTTCGGCTTTAAACCGTTACGAATAAACTCATCAATGAAAATCTGCTGAACATCCCAACGGGTAAAACATAAGATGCCTCCTGTTTTTGCAATTTTTGACTTTATCAATGGGATAAAATCTGTAAATGGCTTTTTATCATTTAAGATTTTAGACATTCTTTTCGTCTCGTCTTTACACCACGTTGATTGATAGTCAATCCCATAAGGTGGGTCTGTGACCAACAGGTCAACGCTGTTATCGGGCAAAGTTTTCAGCACTTCAAGACAATCGCCTTGATATAAATTTACCATTTTCGTCACCCCAATTCTTCATTTATGATATTCGCACCGCCACATAAAATTTGCAACGGTGCGAAATATTTAACATCAGCCGAGTGCTTTCTTGGCATTTGCGATTTTGTTGTCCTTCGCCCTGATGCCGTCATTGATAAGATGATAGATAGCATTGATTGTCTTCTCACCTACAATGCCATCAACTGTGACCTTACCTGCTCTCTGTGCCTCTTTAACAGCCTTTAAAGTGCCGTCACCGAAACCGTTTGAATTATCGACTTTTGTCTTGATAATTTTCATGTTATAAAGCGTAATTAACTGCTTCTTAAATGCGAGTGTTGCTGTGTTGTGTGAACCGTATTTAATCATTTCCTCATTCTCCTTATTTGATGTTTTACCGCCGAGCTGTACGGTTACTTCGTCTGCAAGATTGCCAAGTCTATTGTAAAGCCAGTCGCCTGGGCAAGATTTATTCGCAAACCACCTGTGTACAGTCAAGACCATTTCACCTGATTTTGGCGAATAATTTAGCGTCTTGTCCTCATTACCGAACCAAAGCAGTTTAGTTTTGCCGTTTCGCTTGCAGATGTCAACGCAGAGTGCAATAAGTTTGTTGTATACTTTACTGTTCATCGTGTACGGAGCTACCGTATCACTTGCACATTCAATTGTTACCGCCCTCTGGTCATTGGCATTGCTTGATGAACACCAAGAGCGATTGCCCTCATCTACACAAAGCAACACTCTGCCGTCATAGCCGATTCCGTAGTTACAGCTTGCCTCACAAGCTGTGTTCTGAAAAATGTTTCCGAGAGTTTCGACACTGCACTGACCGACTACGCAATGTGGGGTAATGCGGTCAATACTGTGCGCTCTTTTACCGCTGTGATTTGGCGATAATTTAGTGTAATTTACAAGTTTTGAAGTACTCATAATTAATTATTCCTCGCTTTCATCTGTTTTTACTTCGACTGTTGTCTTTAATCTCTTGACGATTGATACCAAAAATTTTGGCAATGGGATTCCGATTTCCGAAAGGTTTTCCAAGATTGAAATCAACTCGTTGATGATAAACCAAATCGTAACAATCATGCCGATACAGTAGTTAATCCGCAGGTCGATTCCGCAGTTGACAAGTGCCGAGCTGATGAGATAGTCGGCAACAATACCGACCGCTACGGCTACGATATAGCCTACCTTTTTGATAATACCTGTTACACCGACACGGCTGTTCAGCGTGTGGCTGATGTATGCCTGTGCCATTCCTGTGATGTAGTCGATAATCATTACCGCAATCATCACCGCAAACGGCACAAGCAAGATGTTAAGATATGCGACAATAGCACCGCATACCGTGGCAAATAATGCCTGTAAAATGTTTTCTTTCATTGTTTACACCTCGCTTTCTGTCGGCTCGTCAATGGTTGGATTATCGCCCCAAACTGCCATAACGGCATTGTAATATTCGTCTGACAGCACCGTTTTAAGCTGTTCTCTGCCCGATTTGCTGTTCATGTATGCGTTGCGGATGTTTCCGCCAACCTGCATTTCTTCACCGTTAAAGGTCAAAAACTGCTGTCTGAGTACCGAAACGCTGTCCTTTGTGAGCATATCGAGTGTGATTTTTTCTTTAAGTTCCATTATTTTTACCTCCGTTATTTAATTTTGTACAAGCAAATCACATTAATTTGCTCGCCGTCTGCAAATGTGTAAGCCGTCTTATCCTGAGTTGAAAACTGTAGCCAAGTGTTATTTTTCGGAATGGCAAATTTAAAGAGCTTGCCAAGGTTTGAAATACCGACACAAAAAACATTGTCCTCGGAAATACATTTGTACGGCAAATCAATCAGCGGACACATGCTATTGCCGCCAAGAGATACTGCGTTCATTTTGACCGTTGCACTGACGATTACGATGTCACCAATCGTCTTATATGTACAGTTTGCACTTTTGATTTTATCGGTGACGGTTGAATACGGTGTGAGTGTTGATGTACCACTTTCAATATTTGACGAATCGTATTTAGTCGCCAAGGCGGTTTTATCGGCTTTAACAAGCAGAGCATTGTAAACCGTACCACTTGTGAGATAACACGGGCTGTTATTTTTTGGCTCGCTGTCAAACGGCATTGAATCGAGCTTTCGGGCAATACTCTTGTCTGTTTTATCAAGCCTTGCTCCGAGTGAATTTTGACCGCCTCTTGCCGTGGCTATTTCGGTTTCAAGTGCAATTGCTCCGTCTGTTGCCCGTTCAATCCCCTCGTCCATATGGTTGAGGTTGTCGGCAGTCAGCGGAGTTGCTGTTGAGGGGGTATTTTCCCAGTTCATTCGTGTGTATTTGTTCAAAATTATTCTCCTTTCGCTGTGATTTTGTCTGTGAGTGCCTGTATGCCCGTAAGCTCTCTCGATAACACATATGATGTCACGGTTGCGGTTTGCGGAGTGCCGTCAGCGTTATAGGCATAGTTGCCGTCAGCGTCGGTAACATAGTATTTGATTTGCACCATATCGCCCGGCTCAACCCACAATCTGCCGTCAAGGGTTGCCTCGATAGGCTTATAAATTTTATGGTGTATTCGCTTGCCTGTATCGCCTGAAAACAAATTTTCAAACTTGTGTATCCACGCACCGCCTGCATTATCGTTTTCCTGCCATACAAGAATGTTGTCTGTCATATCATAGGTTTTACCGCTTAAAAACTTGTAGCTACGCACCTTTGTGGTTCGTGTAGAACCTCCGATTGCAAAGTCAACAGTCCCGTATGTACCGCTTGATTTTTCGTCAGCGTTGAATGCCTCGTAAAAGTCATATTTTTCTGCTTTTGTTGTATCGGTTTCAAGGTTGACAAAAACAATGTTACCGCCTTTTCGGTTCTCGGGTTTAACAAAAGCAAACACACCGAGCATTTCCGCTGTATAATTAAGCAATTGACCGTAATTAACCTTTTCGGAATCATCAAGCCATACTTTGTTAAAAATTTTCATATTCTTAACAGTCAGATTCTCAACCTTGTTGATAACCTCGTTAAGTAAACGGTCGGATAAAAAATGGGCATCAGGTTGACCGCATAGGTTAATAAATTTTTCAGAAACCATTGCCAACAGTGCATAGACCGAAGTACTGTTAGAATTGTTATTCCAGAGCTTTTGCAGAGCGTTTGTACAGTCGGTTTCATAAAGCTGTGAAATCACATCATAGGCGGTTATGCTGATTTTGTTCTGATCCGTTTTATTGACCTCGGCTTTGTCAATCATACCGTTAAAAATGCACCACGACTTTGTTGTCACGGCTTCGCCCGGATAGAGAGTGTCGCTTGGATATAATGAACTGCTCGGCAGTATCGGAGAGCCTGACGGAAAAGTTTGTGTCAGCTTAACTAAAATCCAACAACCGACAAGTTTTGAAACATCAAAGGTTCTGCCAACGGTGTTCAGCAGTCCGATTTTAAATTCTGAGGCAATGCAACCGCCAAACCTCAACTTATTTTCGTCACAAATCGACTGTTTAAGGCTCATACTTTCGCTTTCAATGTTGGTTTCGGTGATGACATCAAACTTACTGTCAGATGAAAAGATTTCAAGCTTGTTTGAAATCAGTTCGTTAATGATTTTCTGCTTGTGCGTACTTGAAATAGATAGCAATCTGTCACCCCCCTAATACTCAATAAAAGTGAAAGTCACGGCATTGTATATGATGTTGTTTTTGGTGATTTTCTTGACCTGATAGGTGATGTCGGGCATATAGGCGGTCATTGTGCGATATGCAAGAAGTTCATCGTCCCAATACTCGACACGGATTTTACGCTGTTGAGAGTTATCCCACGAACTATTCAAAGCACTTCTAATTGACTGCATTTGTGCAAGGGTGAGTTCATCAACGGTTGTAAACTCAATTTTCGACTTGTAATTTGGCGAAGTTGTGCGGTGCAGAAGATTGTTGCTGTCACGGTATGCCTTGATTTCGGTTCTCTGGAGCGGAGTGCCGTTGTAGTTATCCTTTGCAATAAGCTCGTGCGGAAACAGCTTACCGCTCTTAGGAAACCTTATTAAATAACCTTTAAAATTTGCCATGTCATCCTCTCCTAACCTAACGCACCGACACCGTGACGCTTTTTGACTGCGTTGTTGCGTTTTACAATGTTGTTAAAAATCACCTCGCCGTCAAGATTTACAGTAAGGTTAATGTCACCGCTGTCACCTGTTGAGCCTATCTCTGCCATAGCCTCAATAAGTGCCTGTTTGATAGTTGAAATCGGCGAAACAACCTCAGCCTCACGCTTGTTATCACCGAGTACGGCAAGAAATTCACCGTAATTTGCCGGAACAACCGTACCTGTGGCAAGTCGGGGAACTGTAATGTTAGGCAGTCCGACATTGCCGTTTACACTTCCTAACGCTTCATAAGCAATCTTTGCCGCTGTACTCATTCCGCCTGAAATAGCACTGCCGAGGCTGTTGAACGGATCTATAAAATTGTTTAAGAAGTTTTGAACAACACCTAAAAATCCGTTCATAGGCTTTTTTACAGCACTCTTGATACCCTCAAAAGCATTTGAGAAAACGCTTGAAATCGGATTGATATGTGTTGAAATAAAGCTAAGCAGTCTTGCAAGCGGATTTTTCAAGGCATATATTCTGTCACGAATGCCGTTTGCAAGACCTTGAACCGTGTAACCGCCTCTTTCATACATTTCTGTTGACGGGGAATGAATTCCCATCGTGGTATCATATTCTGAAAGCACAATAGAAGCAAGACCGTGACTGTTTTTGACAAGCGCACCTTTGTATGCGTCTGTACCCTCAACAAGACCGAGAACCGTGTTTTTACCTGTATCTTTTGCAGCTTTTTGCAAATTGTTCAAGGATTTCCATTGAGATTTTTGAATTTGCTCTGTGTTAATCATTCCTGCATTGTAAGCCATAAGAACAGCGGCGGCATCCGAATAGTCGCCTTTAACAACTTTCTGCACATCTGAAAGGTCATCACCTGTCATAATCAATTTGTTCATAGCTTCGATTGTTTCGTTAAGAGCAGATTTTGCTTTATTTAGTTCGTCAGTTTTACTATATATCTTTCCATAATATTCCATACCCTCCTTCCAAAATGCTTGGTTTTCAGTACCGTAATTACCGCTAAAAAAAGCCGCTTGTACCTGTGCTAAGGTCTTTCCTTTTTTCTTTAACCACGCATTCAATTTTTCCTGATATTTGTCAACTTCACCCTGAACTTTTTTATAATCCGACTTTGCACTGTTGTATTCTTTTGATGCAAGAATTCTTTCTTTGCTGTTTTCAGAAGATAATTCAGCTAATGCGGCACTATTTGCAAGTTGTTGATATTTATCAATTGTACTGTCAATAACCTTTTGCACCTCGGCTAAATCACCATTTAAGTGTACTTTGCCGTCAGCACTGACAGTAACATACTGATTCCACACATCGCTGAAACCGTCAACATTGTTTTTAAAATATGTAACAATGGTTTCAAGCTTTGCCTGCTCTTCTGGACTAAGCGTAGCTTTCTGTAACAGTTCATCAAGTTTCTGTTGGTAACTGTCAACAAGTGTATTGTCTGCATACAAGCTGTCCATTCGTTCAAGAGTGTCTGACAAGTTATCCTCAATACCTTGCGTAGTTGTATCAAGCCTTGATTTTATACCGTCAATTTCATCAGCAAATTTTTTAGCTTCGGAATTACTCCAAACAAGCTGATTATATACAGTAACTGCAGTCACAAGTCCGGTGATGGCACCGGCAACGGCTAATATTGGATTTGCAGAAACAGTTGTCAAAAATAACTTTATAGCATTTTTGACTTTGTCAATTCCGCTTGCAATCGCTTGTCCTGCCTTGAAAACAACAACAGCTGTACCGACTGCAGTAATGCCGCCTGCGATAGCGTACAAGGTTTTGTCACTAATAGATTTAACTATTTTGCTTAACAGTTTCAACGCTCCTGCAAGGGCTTCTACAAGTTTCGGAACTGCTTCTTCAATTGTCCATTTTGCAAGTGGGAGAAGAATATTCTTGTATGCCTGTTTCAGCTTATCTCCGCAGGCTTTGAGCAAATCCCTGAACGCCTGTCCGAGGTCGGCAACAGCTGATACAAGCGGTGACAAATCAAGACTTTCAAGCCATTCAAGGCGAATTTCTGACATATCGCTCAAAAAGCCTGTGATATCTTCAACAATGCCAAGGATTGCTTCCCAAATCTTTTTACCCGATTCGTTTTTATCCCAAGCCTGTTTGATTTTAGTCCTCAGAGTTTTGGTGTAGTTGTTGCAATTTTTGATGATATTCAGAATATTAGTCCAAATTCTCTCACCGGTGCCGTTATTCCACACCTTGCGGAAATCCTCTGCAATCGTGTTTACAAGTTCAAGCAAGCTGTTCCATTTGTCGATAATGGATTGCACAACCTCGTCACCAAGTCCTGCCTTATTCCAAGCCTTTGTAAACGCTCCTGAAATATCACCGATAATATCAAAAACATTTTTCAAAAGCTGTTTGATGTTTCCGATAATCTTTTCGCCTGTGCCGTTTTTCCACACTCTCTTCCACGATTCGCCGATTGAAACAAAAGCATTTTTCAGATTATTCAAGGCTCTTTTAATGCTGTCAAAAACCTTGTTTGTACGCTTTTCAATCGCTGTTGCGGCAGTATCAAGTGCGTTAACTGCGGCTTTAGAAGATTTCTTTGTGGGGCTGTTTACTGCTGTGCTGTCATCTGATGAACTGTTTTCAAGGCTCATCACATTGAGCCTGTCAAATCCTTGAAGATTGTCTTTAATTTCCTTTGTCTTTTTCGATGTTGTGGCAAGTGCAGAGTTTGCACTCTTTGTTTCATCGGTGAGGTCTGTCATTTCAGAGCTTGCGGAATTTGCGGAATTGTCGGTTGCAGATGAATAGCCGAAAACCTGTTCCGTAAAGCTTTTGAATTTTTCCGTTGCAACATCTAATTTTTCGATAAAGGAATTAAGATTTTTTAACAGCGGAGAAAACACATTGATAAGACCTTGACCGAGTGTAGCTTTCAGGCTGTCAAGTCGGAGCTGTAAAATTCTTGTCTGATTCGCCCAACTGTCCTGCGTTCGGGCAAAGTCACCCGTCGCATTGGCGAGCTGGTCTTGAACAAACTTGTAACGCAATGTTACTTTTTCGGCTTCGGTCATTTTAGCTGTGGTCTTACCGTAACCGTTTGCAAGGGCATAGCTGTCAAGCGCAGTCTGTGTCATTACGATGCCTAAATCTTTTAAAGTTTCGGTTTCGCCCGAAAATACTGATTTAAGTTTTGTATAGGCTTCGTCCTGTCTGATGTTGTAGAATGAAGCAACATCGCCTGCAAGTCCTGTCAGCGTGGTTGACATATCATAGGCTTCTTTCTCTGTAAAACCGAAAGCCTCAGCCATTGAGCCGAAAGTACCGACATACCGCTTTGCCATTGTTTCGGACAAACCAAAAGAATTAGCTGCACTTTTTGCCCACTTGTCAACCTGTTTGGTCATTGCCGGAAAAGTAACATCAACAACATTCTGCACCTCCGCAAGGTCAGAACCAAGCTCAATGCACTCTTTGCCGAAATTTGTAATTGCATAAGTGCTGAAAGCAACAGCGGCAGTCTTTGCAAAGGTCTTAAGCTGATTTTTTACCTTTTCGATTGATTTGGTAACTGTAGTATTAACCTGTGCCAAACCGCCGTTAAAACCCGATGTATCAAGTTTCGTGTCAAAATTCAGATAACCGTCAACCGCCATATTTTCACATCCTTTCAATATAAAATAAAGGGCGTAGCAAATAGCGACACCCTTGGATATAAAAACAGCACATACCCGAAGATATGCGCTGTAATTAACAGATATTTAATTGTGGTTAATTTACATTTGGAGCAAGTTTCTTTTGTGTAACACCTGCAATTGCAAGCTGTTCATATGGTTTAGGAGCTGACAAACTGTCGGGAATTGGAATTCCATATGTATCACAAGTCAGTTTATCCATTTGAGCAATTTCAAGAGGTGTGCAACCTTTGTCTTTCATAATTGTACGCTGAATACGAAGATAATTTGCAACACCGTTGAGGTACTTTACCGTATCGGGAGAAATAAACGCATTGACTGCCTCTTTAACTCTGAAATAGGTTTCTTCAAGATTTTCAAACTGTTCCCACGCTTTGTCTGTATCAAGAATTTTGCAATGGTGGTTTGCTCCTCTTTCAGTCCACAAATATAAATGACTTGCTCTCTTTGACCACTCGTCTTTTAGACTACTGGTTACAAAGTTTTTAAATTCCTTTCCTTCCAAATAGAAATAATGCTTTCCCTCAACAAATTTGCTTTTGTTACGAGAAAAGTTTTTACTGATATAACTCGTACTCGTTCCATATGCTTCTGCAAGCATTGCTGTTGTGATAACTTTCTGTCCTTTGTATTCCATAGCTTTCATATCATTTAGTCCTTTCATCTTTTCATACTTTCCTGTGCAAGTTTCATTGCGTAGGTAAATCCGAGTAAGAAACCAAGTTCTTCGTGAACAACAACTCCCTCAACAAAAGTGTCGGCGGCTTTTAACTCGTTTCCTCTTTTTATAAGTTCAACAGCCTTGTCGATTGCTTCACTTGAAACTTTATTGACTTCAACCGTCAATGGATTTTTAGAATACTCATCACTTATAACATAGTTTCCGAAAATGTTATCTATGTTAGGATAGTACTTTGTGAATATTTTCTGCATAATAAAAACTCCTATCAATCGTTTTGTTTGACAGAAGTAGCCCTAAATGATATAATAGATTTCAGATAGGGTTACCTGTCGGTGATAACAGTATCGTTCTTCTTTCCACAGTCAAACGGTACTGTTATTTTTTTATATCGCTTTCCAACTTTTTTATTCCTCGGCTTATTGCTTCAGTTTTATTAACCTTTTCCTGCTCACAATATTTTTCTAATAAGTTTTTATCACTATCACTTATCCTAATACTGATTTTGTTAGGTCTTGGGTTGTTGGTTGGTCTGCCTGTTCTTGGTGACATCTAACTATCCTCCTTTCTTTTGTCTGGCATAATTATATAATATTGTCGGGCAAAAGTCAAGAAGTTTTTTATTTATTTTTTTAAAATTTTAGCCACCCCGTTTTGGAGTGGCTTTTTGTTTTAATTACGCTTTCCAGTGGCAATTCCAACATTCCGCATTATCAGTGTACGAATTTAATGCGTGACAGTTTGGGCATTCCCATTTATCGGGCGAATTGGTACCTCCGCTACTGTTTTCGTTGCTTTCCTCTGTTTCCTGTTCACCGCAAAGGAATTCAAGCTTTTTGAGAATACAGGAAATACCTGCAAAAATCATACAGAGAATCGCAACGAAAATCAGACAAATTACAGTCATTCCCATATTAAAGCCTGTTGTGAATTCTTCTGTAACAGAATTGTATGTGGAAGTCGGGAACTGAAACCCTACAGCAATACTACCGATAATTCCTGCAATACCGATAATCCAAGACACAACTTCATAAAATTTACTTTTCATTGTTTATCCTCCTAAATGTTAAAACAATATAGTTTTTATTTAATCATACACTAACATTTAGAGAATGTCAACAATATGTGATAAGATACTACACTACACGAGCGAATTTATGAAGTCAAGTTCCTCTTTATCTTCTGCTGTGAATTTGGGCTTTAGGTCGATAAGTTCTTTATGTTCATTGTAGAAATCCCGTTCGGTTTTGTCGAGCTTCTTATGCTTTGCCTTTTTGGTGCGTATTGAAATCACCTGTGTAAACAAGCCGTCACCCACTTCATTGAACAAGCCGAGAAAAGTCCACCAGTGCATATAATCGACTGTGCGTGTTTCCACTCCTGCAACCTTATTGAGAGCAGGGAAGATTATATGTCCGTCCTGTTCCCAATCAAGCACACGAACGGGGAGCTGTTTGCCCTGCGGAATATCTCCGCCGTCAAGATACCAAGTTGCCCTGTCAAGTGCCTTTTGGTAATTTTTGGGGATTTCCTTGTAAAGGCACTCGACACACACTCGGCATTTTTCAAAATCGTTCAGATCATCGTCTGCATAGGCTTTGAAAATCAGCAGAGCAACACGAAAGTCGGAATTGATTTCGTAGTTTCTGCCGTCAACCTCAAGGCTTTTCGGCAGTAATTCAATCACTTTTTCACCTGTGAAGTGTATTTGCCGACTTTCTCATCGGAAATTTTCTGTGCCGATTCAAAATCAGCCTGCATAACAGGAATAAGTACTTCAAGGAAGTTTTCAAAAATCGGCTTACCGCCCACAAGTGAAAGACAGTTAATTTCACCAAAGGCAACCGTGCAGACATCCGAACCGAAAATGTAGTTAATCTGCTCTCTGATGTCCTTGTCGCACTCGGTGATAAGCTGAATTGCGTCTGTGTTTTCAGCTTTTTCAGCGTTTTCATACTTCTTCTGAATCTGCTCAATATTCTTGACTGCCTCGTTGAGCCTTGCAAGAATGCCCACATCCGTGGTGTTGATACGGATTACTGCGTTTTCATCATCGCCAATCTGATACTCCTTGTAACCTCTGTCAAAAACAAGTTTCTGCATAAATCAATCCCTCCCCAAAGATTAAACCGTTGCGGTAAAGGTCGGCACTTTCTTCTCAATTGTAGCCGTACCCTGCTGTCTGTCGCCGTTAAATGCGATGTTGAACGGAATGTTCACACCGCCCTGAGCACCGCCGTAGGACTGTGGCTTTACGATACAGGTTTCAGTCCAAGCGTCATACGGACCTGTCTTCTTATCAACAAGGACTTCAAGAATTGCAGTCTTGCAGTCATCACCTGTAAGGCGGTTCATTGCAATATCCTTAATCTTTTCGTAGATTGCATCGCCTGTGTTTGCGTAATAAGTGTCTGCGTCAATTGACGGTTCATAGCCGTTATCGTTTACAACGGTCTCATCAAGAATGTTCTTGACTGTTTCTGTGTCGGGGTTGAGTTCAACGGACATATCTTCAATATCTCTGCCAATCAAAAACCACTTAGGGGTTTCGCCTGTGCCGAACGAAGCGTCAATGTAGTGCATAAGATAACTTCTTTTGAGTTTACCGATATCGGGTGTTGTTGCCATAATTAAAATTCCTCACTTTCGATTTTGTAATCTGCGGTAATTTGTAACTGATACATTACATTACCGATTAAATTGCTGTCGGGTATGTCATAAAGCATACCGTTTGAACAGGTTATTTTTGTGAGCGTACCTGCAAGCTCATTGTCGCCAACCGTTACGGTCAGCGTTTGCCCCTTTGCCTGTTTTTCAAGCCACAGCTGTAACTCGTTAATAAGTCCGCTGTTGGCAAGTCGGTCATAGTCATTAACCGACTGATAAACAGCGTACAAGATGAATGTGTGCTGTCGCTCCTGATTGCCGAGAACATCGGATTTAATCAGTGTGTCGCCTGTCGGAGATAATCCGTAGCTGTCGGTGTCGGGGGTTGTGTAGTCAATGTGCAGGACATCGTTCAGCTTTGGAAAGCTCATCACAATGCTCTGCATAAGTTCAATTATGTTCATTCTGCCGTGCCTCCTGCCACTTTAGCAGCACCCTGTAAAATCTCTTTTTTACGGTCGGCTTTCATTCGTTCAAACCACATCTTGCCGGCAAGAGGGTGCTTTGCCCGAGAATAAACAAGCATTTTACCTGTGGGGTGTTTCTTCTGTCCTTTAGGGCTGAAATAGCCCACAATAACACCGTTTTTCTTAATCGGGATATTAGGACCGTAAACCTTGCCGTAGTAGAGATACCTCGCATACGGTGTGTTCTGATGAATTTCACCCGAGCCTATAACCGTTGAGAGGGTTGCCGACTTTTCAAGCACGCCGTTTCTGAATGGTGTATAGGGTTTCATCAATCGTAAAACCGTGCTGTCAACATACTTTTGCACCTTTAACACATCGGCATTTTTGCGGACTGCAAACTTTTTATCCCAGAGGAAACCTGCCGTTCCGTTTTTTGACTTGATGACAAAATCGGGCGGTTGAACAATCTTCATGCAATCACCTCGCCGAAATTTTGATGTGCTGTAAATCGGTTACGCCGTAGAGCTTTTCATCAATCGACATAACCGCATAGCACCTGTGTTTTTGCTTTAGCGTTTTAAGGCTCTGTGACACGCTCTGAGGGTTTGAATTATCAAAGGTAAAATTACTCTCGCCCTTAATAATAATGTCCTGTGCGCTGTTCTGAGGGGTACATAGCTGACCTGCAAAAAGGTTTTCGCTCGGCTTTAAAAAGCCGGGCAAAAGCCCTGCGGATTCAATCGGAATATACACCGTCACGCTGTCAGCGTTCTGCATTCCGCTTTTAAGCACATTGCGAGCCTTGTTCTCCTGCCAATGACATTCGGGAATGAAATATCGGTCATAGCCTGAGCCGTTGAATCTGTAGATTGTGCAGGAGCTTTCAGGGGTAATAATCATCTGTGACCACCTCTGTACAGCAAATCGGTGTCGGCAAGATACTTGTAAATTGTGTGTCTGACAGCCTTTTTATGGGCGGTTTTACGCTCTTCTTCGGACACATAGCTTACGGATTCATCACCGACGCTTGCAGATGAAATTCCTGAATTTGCGGACTGTTTTTCATCGTTATATACAAGCTCTGCAAGCTCACAACAGCAGAGTTTTACGCTTTCGGGAATATTGTTCCCGTCAACATTTTCGCCTGTGTATGCCTTAATGAGCAGGGTTGCAGAGCGCGCATAATAATCAAAGGCGGAGACAATGACCGCCTTTCTGCCACAGAGATATTCAGAGATGTAATAGCCTTCATCGGCATAAGCGGTCATAGTAACACTCCTTTAAGCCTCTACGGCTGAATGGCAGTAGATACCTGCCTTTTTATTCGCATAAACATCGGCAATACCGACCATACGATAACCAAACTTCCAACCGTCAGAACTCTGATTAACTGACGGCTCAATAACCTTTGTGTCAAGGTGCTTTGTGAACTGAATCGGAGCAGAGCCGTGAATAATCATAAAGTTGATATTCTTGCCCGAAGTCGCCTTTTTGTAACCGCCCTTTTCCTTGCTTGAGGATGTGCCGTCAAGCTGTTCAATTGCTGTATAGAATCTTGACTGAGGAACAAGTGTGGTATCTGCAAAACGGCTGAGAACCTCCCTTGACTTTGTTGTATCAAGATCCTGCACAAGACCGTAAAGCGGTGATGTGATGAAAAGGTGTCTGTTCTCGAAAGGAACTTCGTCCTCGTCCATTTTTGTTGAGGCTGTGCGGAGAGCCTTTACAACATCTTCCCCTGTTGTGAGAGTTGCACTCACGGAAGAAATACCGCTTGTACCGGCATACTTTGCAAAGCGAAAAGCGTCAAGCTCGGGAACAACCTTTGTGCGGATAAACTCGCCCGAAAGTCTGCCGAATGCAATGCCTGCCGTTTCTGCGTTGTCCATTGTGTCAACCGTGAACATTCTGCCACGGTCAAAGTTACATTTCACGGTTTCGTTTGCAAGCTCAACATCGCCGTCAACATAACCGCTGTTGCGTGAGTAGTCTGCAAGACCGTCCATTGTGAGCATCGGAATGATAAGCTCGTTTGCGTTAGCGCCCTGTGTTGCAAGGTCTGACGCACCGTCAATTTTGCTTGTGAGTGCCGACTGCTTATAGACCTCATCAAGCAACGCTGTGTACTGTTTAAAAAGTGCAATTGTGTTTGCCATAATAAAATCACCTCATAGATTTAATAAAATTATTTCTTTTCGGCAGAAAGTCCCATAGCCGCACGCATTGACGCAAGCGGATTTGAGCCTGTACCGCCGTTACCTGTATCGGTTGCACCGACAGGATTCTGAAAAGGCTCGTCAGAACCGAACATATAGCCGTTTTCGGACTTAACCTGTTCGAGAGCCTTTTTGATGTCATCTGCCTGATTTTTAGATGTTTTCAGGTTTTCAAGGTCAAGCAGAGCCTTGACAGCCTTTGAGTTTCTTGCACCGCTTTCCGAAATTGCACCGTCAAGCACTGAGTTAAATTCCATATCCGCAATCCTTGTCTGATACTCAGTCTCTTTGGTTGCAAGGTCGCCGTTGAGCTTTTTGATTTCGCCCTTGAGCTCGTCCACATTGACACCCTCAAACTTTTTGAGTGCAGTCTGTGCAGTTTCAAGCTGTGACTTGTAGTTGTCCCTTGATGTGCGGAGCTTTTCAACCTCTGACACGGTTTTGTAATTATCCGCAAAGGCTTTTTCAAAGTCTACCTTTTTATCTTCGGGAACTGTAAAGCCGATTTCGGAGAGAAGTGTGTGTATATTCTTCATAGTAAATCCTTTCTGCATAGCTTGTATTCCGCTTTGCCTGCGGTAGAAATTCAGCCGTTATAACCTACGACAGGGTAAAATAAAAGCACCTATGCAATCAAATGCAAGGGTGCTTAATCTGCTTTTTCTGTTTTAACTGCTTTGGCTCTCGGCTTTTTGGGAGCGTCAGGCTTGACCTCTTCTGCAAAACCGCCGTCAATGAGTTCCTTTGCTCTCTGCTCTGAACATTCAAAAACTTCATTCACAGGTCGGGTTACATAGCCGTTCTGCCTGTCATTAAATGCTGTTGTTACTCTGATTTTCATTCTGTCACCACCTTTCTAAACCAGTCGAAATCGACGGGTTTAACTGTTAATCTTTACTCTTAAATGTAATCGGCAAAATCTGTTTAGGCAGGAAGTTAATTTCATAACGGTATTTATCCACTTCTGCACCGCTTATGTCCTCTACAACATACATAGTTTCATCATTAAGACCTATGATATGCTTTTTGTATTCACCCTTGCCCGTTTCGCAGACAACCTCAATTTGGTTATCGTCATTATCGACCTGTAATGAAAAAGCGGCAACGAGTTCAAATGACGGCTTATCGGTTCTTGTGTTAATAACCGTAAGCCTGCGTATCACATTGAAATTGTCTGCTTCCTGCGAAACATTGTGCGATACCTGCGTTGCCTCGGTACAGCCCACAGTAATCAGTACGGTTGTTGCAATCATAACTACCATAAGTACAATTGCTAAAATTCTTTTTCTCATAGTATCAAACCTTTCTTTGATTAATAATAAAAAAGCACTCTGATTTCTCAAAGTGCTGATTTGATGTATTTAGTTCTGTTACGGCAAGTTACAGGCAAGTTAAGCAATGCCGTGAACAAGCCGTTTTTCTTACTCTGAACATATTCTCGGCAAGTTAAACAACAAAGCCGCCCTTTTTACGGAGCGGTTAGCTTTTGTTTCTTTGTTTTTCAAGTTCTTTAATTATTTCGTCAAGACGTTTTGAAGCTTCTTCGTTAGAACCATCTAAAACAGATTTGTTTATTTCTTCCATTCAAATAAACCTCCTTCTTGATGTTTACTTAAAAATTTATCAATAACCTTTCTGTATTCACTATCAGAACCTGTTTTTACCCTCTTTTTTCCCATTCGTTGTAACTCTGTTAAAAGTGATAGTCTGTCGTATCCTTTCAACTTTGTTAATACTTCAATGTTGCCATCGTTTTTCACAATAGTAAATGTTTTTATACTATCATTCTTAATAAATTCGATAATATCATTTAAAGAATAACTGCTGTTTCTCGGGTGATTGTGCATAACAAATAAATCTTTGCCTTGAAGTGCTGATCCAAAATCTATTTTTTCATCAGTTCCTTTAATAGGCTCTGTAATCATTTTGGACACATCATTTTTTAACACGAAGGCAACTTCTTTATTTTCATTTTGTTCTTTTGAAAATTTCAAAAGCTCCTTGTGTTGTTTTTGAATTTTCAAACACTGCTCTTCTGTATAACCTTCAATATCAACTTTAGGAATACGACTGATAGCTTTATCGGTTATCGGAGTAATAGGCTTTTTACTTTTCTCTTTTATTATACCACTTTTACCCGATTTTGCAACAGATTCAGCGGTGATTTTATTAACACTCCCTGCTTTTTTCGGGAGTTTTGAGCCTAAGGCATTTTTGCCGTCAACGGTTATTCTTTCCCATTGTTCGGGAAGTCCCATAGCTTTTGAAAACTTTACATATTCGTCCTGCCTTTGAAAATATCTGACCTTTGCGCCTGTGATTGTGTCATAGTCTGCACCGCCCTGTGTGAGCAGTTCAATCTGCTGACGGTCGGCACGCATTGCGGTTTCAAGCCGTCTTTGCCTTTGCTGTGCCTCATATGCCGTGTACTCTTTGCCGTTGTATTCTTTCGGCGTGTTCTCTTCCTCGTTCATACGGTCAAGTTCTTCTTCGCTGTATGTCGGAGTGTCAATTCCTTTCATAAACGGCGAATAGCTGTGATAGCAATTCGCACCGCAAAGTCCTGTGACCGTACCCAATCCGCAGACGGTTTCAAGCTCCTTTTTGCTGTACACTCTGCCCTGCCACACCTGATGTGTCGGTCTTGCCCCACGGTGATAGCTGACCTCGAAATATTCCGTGCCGAGCTGTTCGGCGTTGTCCTCGTTGACCTTTGCGACAACCTGATTAAAGCCTGTCATCAACGCCCTGCGAACCGCCACATCAACACGATTGCTCCAACCACTTGCATAATCGACGGTACGCAATCCGCTGTCGGTCATAGCTTTAACCGCTCTTTTAAGGACTGTGTTATAATCAACCGCACCGCTTGCAATCTGCATAACTCCGTTGTCAAGAGTGCGTTGGTAAAAGTCCGCAAGCGGAGTAAATGACAGCGTATTGTCGGCATTTCTCACGGCGAATCCGAGTGAGCCTGTAATGTTCCTGTACTCCGATTTTGTCTGATTTTTGACCGCCTTTACAAGTTGTTGCAGCTGTTTATTTTCCGCATAAGAAATATACTCTTTGCCCTTGCTTGTATAAAACTCCTCATCTCTTGCATATCCCGATTTCACGACTTCGTCATAGATTCTGTCGATTTCATCGTCAGACACATCGAGCGTGCTTTGAATAAGGCTGTCTATTTCATCCTTGCTCACGCCTAATTCATACAAGCGGTTTATCTGCCAATCGGCGGCAGAGGTTATCTCCTCACCGTTAGCTTTCAAACGATCCGTAAGGTCGGACATAATATTTAACTGTAAACTGCGGTACAGCTGTTCCATAGCCGAGGGCAAAGCCTCAATTTCAGTCGGAGTGAACATTATTCGATAACCTCAGAGGACTGCGGAAGATTCTTTTTTGCTGTCTTTTCATCCTCTCCATACCACTTCATACGGTACTCATCAGGTCGCATAATACCAAGGTTTAAGTCCTGAATATCCTGCTTGCGTTCGGTTTCTTCATCGGTCAGAATACTGTCCTTGAAATCGCATACAAACGAATAACCGCTTGTTGTCAGCGAATTGTAAAAGGCAAGAGCATACACCAAGTCATCAAGGCAATAGCGAAGCTGTTTCTGAATTGCCGACACGGTGTTGTACTTCCTGTCCTTTGCCGACTTAATCTCCGTAGCAGTCTTTGCAACTGTTTCGGGGTTTGAAAGGTCACCGTATGCAAGACCGACCGCAAATTCAATCATACGCAGATATGTATTCAAGCCGTCCGTAATGTCGGACTGTCGGAACGCAGGCGAAAAGTCCTTGAACAGTTCTTCGTCGCCCAAATCCACATCAACGGCACGGTACAAACGCCTGTTAAGTCTGTCGGCTTTGCCGTCCTTAAACACGGCAGAATCAACATGAATCGCACGCTCTCCGCTTTCAAATTCCCAGTCAAGCCGTCCGAACTGCATATCGGCTTTCTGAATGATTTCAAGTCCGCTGTCAAAAATCGACATACCGCATGATGAGCCGTCAACCGTATTTTTAATCGGCACTCTGAAATAACCGAACGCAGGTCTTTTCATATCGGGATATGTGACCGCAGGCGGTAAGTCTGCCCACTCGTCAATGACAGCGAGAGGAATTTCAGTACCGAGAACCTCGGATGATGACGAACGGTAAGCCGTGTTAGTAACAGTCAAGCCCTTGTCCTTATCAAGGCTGTGATATTCAAGCCTTGTGTAGTAGTTGTCACCGATTTTCTTAAATTCGGGGAAGATGACCTTTACAAGCCTGTGCTTTGCGTCAAACTCAATCGGCACAAAAGCGTTTGCCGAGATATATTGCACCCTGTCACCGCCCAAAGGCTTGATGACCATTGCGCCTGTTGCAAGACCTGACTGTAACTCCGAATTAAGCTCCTCGGTTGCAGTTTCAAACAATTTTGACAGCGTTTCATTTGAGATGTTCACCGTCATTTCATTAAGCGTAATGTTAGCAAACTCCCTTGTGATTGACTGCTCAAGCCTCAAACTGATGACATTTTCATCAAGCCACGGAGCTTTGCCGACATAGCAGTTTTGCCATACGCCGATAGCCTTTTGCATTTCTGCCGTAATCGCAAGCCGTAAATTAAGCGCCTGCCGAATATTTTCAAGCGGAAACATTCGCCTCCACACTCCTTTTAAAAAATCTATAAGTCCCATTATTCACCTCTGCGTTTCCATACTCTGTTCATTGCATATCTGACAGCGTCAATATGGTGGTTGTCCTTATCGGGATAACCGCTGATAACATTGCCGTCCTTATCACGCTCGTATTCATAGTCGAGAAACTCCTGTGCAGTATGCGGACAGCGTGTGTTATCAATCACAATCTCCCGTAAAGACTGCAACCACTTCATCGAGTAAACAACCGAACCGGGTCCTTTTTCTGCCGAACGAGCCATTAAACCGTCAGCCCTGTAATCGCCGACTGACTTCTGTTCTGCACTGTCGCAAGTAATCAAGTCATTGCTTGTAACTCCGTGCTTAGTTCTGAGCAATTCGGCTGTTTCCCTGTTGCTTTTTTTGTTGCAATGTTCCTCGTCAAAAATAATGAGCTTGTGTTGACTTGGAATATATGTCATACAATCATAGGCAAACGGATCAGGATACCAGCCCCAGTCAACTCCTCTGTAAAATCTGTCAAAGGTCTGAATTTCGTCATCTGTGACCTCACGAATAACAACATTATCAAATACATTGCCGCCTGTGCCGTTAGCAATGCCCATATACTCGTTTTCATAGGCGGTAGGGTTTGTTTCTTTCAGGAACTCTGCGTCATCTATAAACGGCTTTCCGAGCCATTTTGACGGTACTGTAAGGTATGTACTCTCAATAACAAGCCTGTCTTGACGGGGAATTTTAACATACTTGTTCGCCCAGTTCTGTGCAGATTTCGGAGGGTTGAACGATTTAAATTTAAAAGCCGTGTCACCGCCACGAATCACCGACTGTTCAATCTTTCTGACAGCCTCCTCGCCGGTGAACTGGTCAAGTTCTTCAAACCACACAACGCCAATATAGCCGAACGGTACTTTGATTGATTTAATCTTGCCCGGATCATCTGCTCCACGGAAGTATATTTTCTGTCCTGTGCTTACCCTCGTGATTTCGAGAGGTGACACGGTGCAGTTAAACTCGCTTTCAAGACCGAGAGCAGAGATTGACCACAGAATCTGCTGATACACCGAACTGCGCAGAGTGTCGGCTACCTGACGAAAAATACAGGCGTGCATATCCTCGTTCTTCATAAGCAAATCAATAACATTCAGACTGACGAAAGACGATTTTGTTGAACCTCTTCCGCCGGGGAAAACATATTCCGAATGTTCTTTACCCTCAATATCAAAAAGCACCGACGAAAACGACGGTGCAACCATATTAGCCGGTATTCCTTTGTACTCCGAACCGTCACTCTTTGGCGGTTCAGCCTTTTTTCGTTCAATGTCGAGATAGGCATTGTCGAGCTTGATTTTATGATTTTCAAAAACATTGTCACGGATAATATTTCTTAATTCTTTAATAGAATTAACATCACCTGTTTTAGCCTTTTTGAGAAGTGCCGCATTTACAACGAGCAAATTATTGACCAAATCTTCGTCAATCTCATCAACATTAATTCCCATATCAATAAGCATTTCCCAGTCGGCAGGAGTGTTGGCAGGCAACGAAAGTAACATATCCATAACCTGTTTCATACTCTTTTTACGGCGGCGTGACTTGCCCGAAGCCTTACCGCCCTTTGCTCCGTTTTTCACGGCTTCATCACGGCTTTGGTCAGATGTAAACGGTATTAAATTTTTCTCATTGGGCAATCACCTCACCTCTTTTATCTGATTTTTCCCTCACAACACAAAACCGCCCTCAAACGAGAGCGGTCTGTGCGATTTATTTTAGGAGGACATAAATGCCTATGTCGTTTTGTTGCTTTCTTCAGTTTACATTATACCGCACCTAAAACGGAAAAACGGACAAATTTACCAATGGTGGCGGTTGCACATTTTTCTTATGTTGTCGGGGGTATTGATTCCGCCTGTATCGACTGCAATCTTCGCCCAGCTGTATTTTAAGCCGAGGTGCATAAACAGGCAGTTTTCCACAAAATCATCCCGTGAGAGGCTGTTCAGAGCCGAGTTCCTGCGGATTTCAAGGTTCTGAATATCACGCTGAATATCGGCAATCTGCACCACCGCATTGCCCACTCTGTCGGATGTCTGACCTGACGGAACAATTCGTTCACCCAGCGTCACCGCCGTGTTGTCCGCCTCAGCCTGAATCCGTGCCATTTTCGCCCTGAGCCGTGAAATCTCTCGGTTGATATCCTTAATCTCTCTCGCCGTCAATCCATATCTGCCTCACTTTCAGTACCATTTTTCATAAAAAGTAGCCAATGTGTTTTATTCAATTTTCCACTTTTATGTCCCAAAAGTGGAGGTATTGGTGATAATTTAATTATCTCGTTAGTTTTAACATCCGTTTCATTCCATTTAAAAACCAAAATTCCATATGGTTTCAAAATTCTGAAACATTCCCTAAACCCTTTAGATAAATCATCTTTATATGTATGTGGGTTAAGTTTACCGTACTTTTTTGCCAACCAAGATTTATCCCCTACTTTGATTAGATGCGGTGGGTCAAATTCTACTAAATTAAATGTATCATCTTTAAAAGGGATATTCCTGAAATCGGCCACAACATCAGGTTTGACTTCAAACGCTCTACCGTCACAAAGAGTATCAGTAAATTTACGGTTATCCATGAAGACTACATCTGGGTTATGTTTATCAAAGTAAAACATACGGCCTCCACAACAAACATCTATGCAATGATGTACTTTCATTCTTCTACCTCACTTTCAAGCCAATGTTTTGTGCAGTCAATACAGCTGTTATTGAATCGCTTTTCCATAGGACAGCCGACATACGGAGTGCCATACGGGCAACTGAAAAAGTCTATACAACTTCGAGCCATTTCATCAATACTCATTGATTTAATCCTTTCAAAATTTGTCATTCTTAACTTTTCATTGCAGCTGATTTTCTGGATATGCGACACTCTAAATACAGTATTTTTAACTACTTCATTATTCTCATCAATACAAAAATAAAAATTTAACGGCACTGATAAATTAGGATTGTCCGCAAAAGCTTTTTCGCCAGTTTGGTGTAATATGCCTGCGTATATCGCTCCATCATACAGAGTAATTGTTACATCCTTACCTAAATACTTTTCAAATTCAGTTCTTGTCATTATTTTCACTCCTTATCCATCTTTGCACCGCAACTCTGACAGGACTTGATTTTTAGTTCAGATATTTTCATCATATGTCTCTTCCTCATATTCTTGTTTTGTACAGCTTACAGCATGATATCCGCTAAGTCTAAGTATATCGCAAAGGTTTTCAGGTCTTATACATCCAGAACTTTCTACATAGTTCTCTATTTCATTTGTTTCATTATTAATTAGTTTATAATAATATTTCATTAAATATCATTCCTTATCCATCTTTGTACCGCAGTAGGGGCAATATGGGTACAAATCAATACCCTCGCTAAAAACGCCCGCATAAAGAGCAATAAAATTACCACACTCAGAACATAAATAAATTGCACAGTTGACACCCTCGCTGTCGTATTCCCACTTTCCGTGCCTGATTTCTTCCATTTCACACACCGTAGCATGATTGGGTTTACTACCGTCAACTTCGATAATATGCTTAACTGTTTCGGCATTTCGTTTTGAATTAAAGTATATCGTGTTTACACTACCGTCTGCGAACGGTATATCCAAAGCATAATCACCGCAAAAATCACGGATTTTTAATTCTTTTTCAATCATCACTTTTCACCGTCCTCAATAGGCTGATTCCAACATTCAACGCAGTTATGGTCTTTTTTTTGACAATCATCTCTGTTTATCAGTCCTAAGGCATACGGACATACACCTTTAGGTATTCCGTCTATTCTAAGCTGAGCGTTCGGATAATGTTCCAAGAACTCGCTTAAATAAGTCCTCTGCGGGTGTTCGTCCGACCACCTCTGAACGATTTCGATTGCCTTTTCGGGATAATACATTTCAAATTCTGGACACGGTAAACCTTCACCGTTGTTTTTACTTGATAAAGGACAGTTGCCACATTTAATTTCACACAGTCCGTTCTTTGTTCTTTTTGTCATCTTCAACTTTTCGTTGAAGTAGTTTGTAGTTTTCGTACAATCAATCATTTTCTTCGTCTCCTTCAAAATTAACAACTTTTCCATTGTCGGTGTAGTCCCGCTTATCAAATTCAAGTTTCAGCTTGTCGATAACCACATGGTCGATATGCTCCCAAAACACTTCGTCAGTATCGGAGTGTTCAATTATCTCGGTCATCGACTTCAAAGCCTTTGCACATCTATCACGACCAAAGCCGAAATCCTTATACAAGGCAAATACAATCGTCTTAAAAATTCGCCTTGTGGCGTCCGCAATTTCCTTGTCCTTGACTTTCTGATATTCCCTGTCGGCAAGGCGGTTAATCTCCGCCATAGCCTCTTTTTTTAGCTTAACTGGTATTCTTGCTTTCAACGCTTTCTCTCCTTTCAAATTCACAGACAAAGCCTGTACTTACGGGCTTGCAAAACCTACAGTGCTTACAGCAGTAAACGCAGATGTACAAACCTTTTTCAGAGTACGGGCATTTCCGTATGCTACACGGATGATATTCGTGTTTACACTTTCGACAAACCTGCAATTTCATAATCAATCACCCAATTGCAGATATTTTTCAATTGTCTGCTTTGCTGATGTACTGCCATAACATACCTTTACGGCGTATCCGCACCGTGAAAGATTCTGCAACCATTTATCCTGATGTTCAGAAGTCTTATTGTTGCCGACTTTAAGCTCAATATATAAGCCGTGATATTTACCTTTTGGCACAGCAAGGCATAAATCCGGAACACCTGCCCTAACTCCTTGCCTTTTAAGATGTGCGGCTTCGGCTTTATCTCTTCTGCCACCATTTGGAACAGCGTACAGCATTGAAAGTTCAGGATGTATTTTCATTTGCACACATTTATCCGCCCATTTAATGAGTTTACATTGCTCCTGTGCTTCAGACATCATTTTCATTTCCTCTCGTAAAACGGTAATTCTTATTTTTATCGGCTTTAATAAAAATTTTCGGATTAGCCATTTCTGAAATTCTACTGCCTAAAGCCTCATCAATCTGCGAAATCTGTTCAAGTGATAATTCAGATGTTATGATAGTCGGCAATCCTTCATTGTATCTGTAATTGATAATCTTAAATGTAGCATTGACATCAGCTGTTGAGACAAAATCGCCCCTGCGAGTTTTAAAAAAATCATCAATGTAAAGAATTTCCACTTGCTTATATGAATTTATGAGAGCTTCATACACCTCTAAATTACTCGATGCCTGCTTGATTTTGGTAATATCATCCTGCCAAAGCATATATTTAGGTGCTTTGCCTTTTTTGAGTAATGCTCCGACAATAGCCGTACATATATGTGTCTTTCCACAACCGGGCTGACCGCCGAAGAAGAACCAATCAGAGCATTTGTCAATGTACTCATATGCTTTATCTTTCACATATTTCTGCCAATCAGTACTAACCTCGTAACTTTCAAAAGTATATCGCTTAAGAAGTTTCTGAAGGCCACTGTTCTGCATTCTTCTTATTTCATCCCTGACTTTTAAACAATCACATTTGCAAGCAACCACATCATATGTAACCTGCCCGAAAGGCGTTTCGCCTGCCTTTACACGGTAAATATAGCCTCGGTTCATACATTTCTCGCACTCATAGCCAATGAGCTTACCGGGTGTTGAGTTAAACACTTTTGCTTCTTGTTCGGCTCTTTCTCTCGGAGTGAGTTCTTTAGAAGACTTTCTCGCCCGTTGGATAATTTCCTCCGCTCGCTGTGGTGACATTATTCTTGACATTATCGCTTGGATTGAATCCATATCCTACACCTCCTCTGTCTTGGACCTTATTAAGCCATTTAGTAATGAACCCTTTAATGCCGGTTCTTGTTTTTCTCCTGCTCGGATTAGCTTCGAGCCACCCCAACATCGAACGCAATTGTTGTTCTACATCAACAGCAGGATACAAAATTTTGTAGTGCTGAACATCAGATTTTGAAACTGAATAATTACTCTTATCGTTCAAAGGTAATGTAATAAAAATATTTTCACCGGCGGTGTCGGCTGCATTTGCAGACGGCATCGCATAATAATTATTTCTATTTACTTTACTTTCCTTTACTTTACTTTTCTTTGTGTCGTTCTCGGAGAGATTATGTTCATTCTCGGAGAGATTATGCTCATTTTCAGGTATAACTATATAAGCCTTTGTTTCTTCCGCTTTCAAAAGCCAATATAATCTATTTATTGTGCGACCTCGCACGGAGCGTTTTTCGATAGCGTACATATATCGTTCTTGCATCATTTTGTTGGTCAGTATGCTCTCCCTATCAAACAGCCCGTTATCAAACAGCCCAATTCGTAAGCAAAGCTTAACTACCTGATTTACCGTATCTGATTTAATTCCACCGCTCATTCGTTTCGCTATCGTGGCAGCACTGGTTTCTTCTCGCCACTCATAATAGTAACCATTTGTTGCATAAGCTTTGGTACAAATCCAAAAAAATACTCCAAAGCCGTCCCAACCCTGTGCATCAATAAGCACATCAAATCTCTCATCATCATCGAACAAGTGAACATCCCAAGCCGCAAAGTCAAGCCCTCGCTTTGGTTGTCCAGCCATTCACTGTATCACCTCTTTCTTTTTGTATTAAGTTTCAGCTTTGTACAAAGATATTCATCAAGCTCTATACCGTAGATTTTGTACTTATCAAACAGCTCTTTTTCGTGCCGATGTGCTTCATCGTGGTGCTTTCTGCAAAGGCATATAGCTTTTAATCCTATATGTACAATCTGTTCCCTATCTCGCCCCATACCAATTCTGTCAACATGATGAACTTCACCTGGTGCATTGCATATTGCACACTTACGATTTTCAAGACAACTGTACAAGTATCTGCCTATATCATCTGTAACATTAAGCAGAGTATCTCTTGTTCCGATATTTTGGTAGAAACAAAAATCTATCAGATAGCTTATGAAATCTCTTGCTACGCTTTTTTCGCAATCAGACAGCGAAAAGTATTCAATGCCAAATTCACCGCAAAAATTAAACTTGAAATATTCTTTAATCCATTCGGGATTATCTCCGCACCAAAATGCTATATCTCTGATGATTGCGTATATTTTTCTTCGCTGTTCGGCAGAAATCGTGCGTCCGTCAACAATTCGGAGTTCAATTTCATGTACTTGTTTCTGTGCAAGTTCTCTGCCGATACGCTCATGCGGTCTTACTATTAAGTTATATCCGTCATAAGATACTATGTTCGCTGATGTAATCATACTAAGTCCTCGTGTTGGTGCATATAAACGAAGAAACTGTTATTACCCATATTTTGATACAACCATTCATCGCACTTTTCTTTGCTCAAATGTGTACGAAGAACTCTATCTTCGTACACATATTGACCTTTCAATCGTTTATCTTTTATTCGATTAAGTAATTCTGTTTTTGAGTAGTTAGCTTCTACAAGATACAAATCGTAGTTCTTAGCTGTTATATGAGCGATTTCCGATGTATCAGTTGCGTATATAACTTTATATATCCCCTGTTGAGTGTTGAAGTGTAACTTCCAGCCGATATTAGGAACATCATGCCGAAGTGGTACTGCTGAAAAAGTAATATTGCTGATTGAGTACCATTTATCCTGAGCGACTATGAAAGAATTGTATTGAAAGGAGGTATCACCTAATAAAAAAAGCTTTTTGCAAAGATAATTGGGGTAAATTATCCGAATACAAGGGTGTTCGGACAGCAGTCGCTTTAGAGTAGCAACATTACAATGGTCTCCGTGTTGATGAGTTAAAAAAACATATTTAACTCGGTCAACCACTTCACACTCAACAAGTTTGCTGAACGGCACTCCGCAGTCAATCAAGACCTGACCGTCAAGAAAGACTGCGTTGCCCTTAGAGCCTGTGCTTATTATCTCTAAATCAATCATTTCATTCTGCAAGATCATCAATAGAGAACTGTTCTTCATCCGGTTCAGATGAAGATGAATTGTAAATTTCAGGTGTTTCAGCAGGAACTTCTGCATCAATCATGGTATCGGAGTCATAATCGGAAGTTCCGTCAGCATTGATAATATGATTATCAGCTTCATATGCTGTCTGCATTTCAACACTCATAATACCCCATTTGCTTATAAGCTGTCTGAGCATTGTCTTTTTTGCCATAGCATCAAAATCCTTTGCCCAAAAAGTGTAACTTGTACCCTTATTGACATCGCTTGCATATCCGGCTGAATACTTTAATGCGTGCTGTTTCATCTTATCCTTACTCCAGTAAAGAGCCTTTTCAAAGCCATTTACATAGCGAAAATAAGCATAGTATCCGATAGTTTCGGCAGATTCACGCTCTGTTTCATCTTCAATCATTTTAATTGCTATTTCCTCGGTGAGTGGGTCCCAGTTAAGTAGTTCGCCCTCTTTTACTTCTACAACATTAAGTCTTTTATACTGACCACTACGAATAGCGAGCTGTATGTATCCACGATAGCCAAGAACAAATGTAGCTGTTGTACGCTTATTCTTTCTGTCCTTAAACGGGACCATATAATACTGACCGAGCTGTGGTGACGGAGGAAGTCCGAGAGAGTGACCGCAAAGAGCCGCCGAAAGAATTGTAGCTGCATCGCATTCTTCGAGTGCAGGATTTGTACTCACCACAGATGTGATAGCCGCCGTAAATTTCTGAATTTCCTTCGGGTCTTTCATTGAGTTTGAAAGACTTTTCTGAAAAGCCTGTGTCTGGAGCATTGACGAAAACTTCGGCTTTCTCTGCTGAATCTGATTGTTTTGATTATTATAATTACTCATAGCGTAATCCCCTTTCGTTGATTAACTGCTTAACAGTGAGTGCAAAATCTTTAAGCTGTGATTTTGTACCGTAAACCTTGAATGACAATGACAGAACTTTTTCATCTTGCTGTGGCTGTTCTGATATTTCTTCAACCGGAGGAGCAACTTCTTCAGGCACATTTGCAACAAACGGTTCATATTCGTCAAGAGTGTTGCTCACAGCCTGCTCGGCTTTTTCACGCTCTGCTCTTTCGGCTTCTGCCCTTGCTTTTTCTTCTTCAATAGCCTTGTACCTCTCGGTTACGGAAGTTATTGCAACCGATACATTCAAAGACCGCTTATACTCGTACAGGATTTCGTCCTTGTGCTCCTGCGTTGCGATAAGCTTTAAGTCATCCATAATCTTGTCAAGGTTAGATTTTATAGTTTCTTTAAGCTTTTTGAGAGATACGCTCATAGTAATGTTTAAACTAACCTGCTCATATGCCACAAAATCAATACCGAGTGATTTTGAATACTCATCAAAATAGCTTTTTGATTTTTCGTACTTTTCCTGTTTAAGACCCTGCTCAATGGCGTCAACCTTACCTTTAAGGGCGGAATCAGCTTTCTTATAAGGCAATGACACGCAATCTTTGTAAACTGTTTCAAAAGCCTCATAAGGTGTTATTATTTCCGATTTAACCGCTTTTCGGCGAGTTTCAAATTCCGCAAATTCCTTATTGAGCGATGAACGCAACTTCTTGATTTCCTTGTAGTTTTCGTCTGTACATATCATTTCGCAGGCAGTGTTTACCTTTTTCTCAATTTCAGATTTAACCAGCTTGAGATTCTCGATAATGACAGGAATCTGAGCTACCTGAATTAAATCGGTTGAATCAGGTTCTGCATCATTAACTGTTGACAGATTTTTTACTTCTTCCATATCAGCAGTTTCAAGCAAATTAACGGGTTCTGTAATTTTGGTCATTTTATGTTACCTCCTTAATCTATTGACCATTCTTCCTCGGTAATGCCGTGAAAAAGTTCGGCACATTCACGAGAACAGAAAATATCATCATTTGTATCTCTGAAATATGTATAATCATATCTGAGTTCTGCGTTGCACGCTCTGCAATGCCCCATTACCAGTACTTGCGGTGCGTTTGGGCACATCGGATTACACGGAGTGCTTCTGCATACTTCGCACATTTTAATATCTCCTAACTATTGATTTTTCGATTCAATATGATATAATGAGCTTGTTTAAATTTCTTTTTGTTTAATCCCGTGTTGCTGTTCCTAAGCAATGCGGGATTTCTCTTTGCCTGCAAGTTGCATTTCAAACAACGCCTTTGATGCTCTTTCAGCTCTGAGTTCTTCCCTGATAAGCTGTTCAAGGTAATAATCCTCAAGGCGTTCACCGTTTGCATCACCAAATCGGCTGATAATAACCGCCAACTTGTTCTTAGCGTGTGCCTTAGCAATTTCAAACTCAGATTCAGTGCATATGTATCCGTTTGAGGATATAAAATCAGTGTAATTCAAAATATTTTCCCACCTTTATATTTGATAAACATTTTGCTAAGGTCCGCAAAATGTTCTTTTCATCAAACAACCTTGTAGTCGTCGGCATTTTCAACCCCCACACATTCAAAAACGATTGTTTCGGGGTCCGATGATTCGTAGGCTTTGAGCTTTCGGGCAAGTTCTGCGTTTTTCGCTCTTTCGGCAACATATAAGGCTGTCACCTTGTTAAGCTTTGCTTTTGTTTTTTCGAGACGGCTGTTCGCAATGTCACGCTCCTGCTCGGTGCTTGCAAGACTTTTTTGCGTGTATTTAAGCTGGTCTTTGCTGTCGCGGTACTTTTTTCTAAGCGACCTTTTTGTTTCTAAATCTTTAAATGCCATTTTTAATGCTCCTTTATGTATTGTCTGATTTCTTCCTTATCAAATCGCCAAAGCTTTCCGATTTTGTGGGCAGGAAGAACGCCCCTTTGTGCAAGCCGTGTTGTGTAATCAACATTAAGTGCAAGCAACCGTGCCACATACGGCACATCAATTATCACCGGCACTTCATCCCAATTGATGATAGGTCTTTCTCTCGGCATATGTACACCTCCTTAATTTTCGTTGGTAATTTTGTCTGAAACGATTTCGACTGATTCAACATCAGCTACGCTGAGTGCCAGTTTGAGCAGTACAACCTCGCCGACCGTTCGTGTTATCTGATAGCTTGTAACATACGGAATTTCTGTTCCGTCAATTTCAAGAAGGAACTTGTCCTTTGTGTCAATAAGTTTAAGTTTTGCCATTTTCTCACCTGCTTTCTGTTTTACCTATCTTGATTTCTACACCTAAAGCCGTTAAGAGCCTGTCGGCATTTTCAAGAGAAATGCTCTTTTTGCCTTTCTCCCAATACTGAATAGCTCTTTTAGTAAAGCCCGATTTCTTAGCAAGCTCACTTTGCGAAAGGCCTTTCTGTTTTCTGCTTTTAAGCAAGATTTCAGCAAATTCATTGATGTGCATTGATTTCACCAACTTTCTATGATATACTATATGTAGTGATGAACAGCAATTCATTACACTATATAATGAAAGTGAGGTGTAATTATGAATGATATTTTATCGTGGTTGACTTTAATAATATCCGCAGTTTCAACCTTATGCACTTTGGTTCTGTCTTGGATATTATTTAAAAAGGAACAGAACAAAACCTATCTGAAAGAACGATATGAATTAGTGATTTTCCCCATATTCAACCTGCTTGAAGAACATTTGTACAAAAAGGAAATTACTTCTGAAATTAAACAAGCCGTTGAAAAATGCGAAGATATTATTGCCGATAATAAACTTATCGCAGGCGGAAAACTCAGCTATGTATTTTCTCTTCCATTAGATAAAATTAACTTTCAAAGCATTTCAAAATTAGTCGACAAAGAATATGATGATTGTTGTTCTGCTTTAGGAATTCCTTTAAGACCGTTAGATAAAAAGATGTATACATACAAAACACGAAACATAAAAGTTTTAATATTAGGAATTACTAAATATTCAATGCCGTTGATTGCGGTTTTCCTATTATCAGTAATTCTAATTGTACTTTTTGAATACTTCTTTCTTAACAGATAACTCCTGCTTTGATAAGCATTGCTGTAATCAGCAGAAGTAAGATAATTGCGTTGAGAATAAACACTACAAACATTAAAAACTTGTTCAATTTTCATTCTCCTTTGCCCACTTAATCAGATCCATAATTTGAGCGTCGTGCTTATCAAGGTAGCTGTCTATTGTTTTATACAAATGGGCGGCTACTATTTTTATTGCTAATACTGCTGAAACAAAAGCTGTGCAAAGCATTAGCAGTCCTAAAATTATTATTACTTCCGTCTTTTCTTCACCCCCTAAGCTGATTTCTGCTGTTCGGCAAAGTTAGTTTCTGATAGCTTCTATGAAACAAGAAGGATTGTTAGTTCTTCCTAATAAGTAATCGGTTGAACAATTAAAAATATCAGCTAAACTCAAAAGTATATTAATGGGAATATTACCTTTTGTTTGCCAATTATAATAACTTTTACGTTCAATTTTTAACTTATTAGCAAGGTCTTCTTGTGTCATATTAGCTCTTGCTCTTTCGGCTTCAATATTTGGATATAAAAACGGCACCAATCTCACCTCCTTTATAAGGTTTTCAAGTTCTGCAATACGCTTTGTAAGAGCACCGAGGTTTCGATAAACTTCAAGCATATCCGCCGTGTAATTAGGCACTTTTTCCTCAACGATTTTCATTCGTTTGTTAAGGTTGTCAAGTGCACCGTACACATTAAAAATTTCATCTGTATGTGTGTTAGCCATATAAATCACCTCCTTGTAGCAATACCAGTCATCGTGTCAACACTATCAAGCATACTAATAACGCTGATAACACTGATGATATCAGGGATACTGCAATAGATGTAAAAATCGGGTGTTTCATTAACCGTTCAAGGATAAACACCTTATCTCCCCCCCTTTTAGTGTAATAGTTGCACTTTGTAACATTTTTGAAATAGTCACAAAATTATTTGACAAAACATAAATATTCTTGTATTATCGTTAAAGAAAGTAATATATTTACAGAAAGGAACATATTTATGGATAAACTTTACTTTAGCAATAATGCCGATGAAAATGCTGAAATTGATTTTCAGCAAATGCAATTAAACATTTCCCGTAATTTTGCCCAATTAGCTGAAAAATTGAAACCTATGTATGCTGAATTAGCAAAGGAAATGAGTAAAAATATCGGACACGCACTTACCGAATCGTTAGCAAAACCGCTTGAATCAATGAAGAACGCTTACACATTTTCTCCCGAAGTTGTTAAAACATTTCAAGAGCGTATAAAAGGTTACTGCAAAGAATTTCCAATTCCGCAAAGTGATAAAGAAATATCTGTTCATTTAGATGATAAACAGCTGGAAGTTTTGGAAGCTGTTTATATCCCCGTCAACGATTATTCTAATTCTGAAAAATCTGATAAGAATATTAAAATAATGTCAGTTCAAGCAATATTTATATTGATTTCACTTATAACGACAATAATAACGCTTGTAACGACCACTATTGAAAACAACACAGCACTTGTCAATAATGATACCGCTCGTATCGAATACAAAACGGCTGAACTTAACAACGATACAGCTCACACACAGTATGAATTAGCACTTCTTAACGATTCACAAGATGATAAAATCGATACCCTACTTAAAACAGCCAATGAGCTTATAGAGAAGTATAATGAATCTACCTCAGATGAAATTACTTCTTCAAATTAAGACCTGAAATTATAGAACAAAGAAGTTTTGTCAAGTTCTGAACTTCAGCCTGAAGAACTTTGAGTTCTTTATTTTGCCATATAAAAGCAAGACCTACCAAAATACAGCCAATTGCTCTTGCGACTACTTCAATTAAATATCCGATATCTGCAGCTCCCATCTTCTCACCTCCTCGGTTAAACTGTAAAGCTGAATAGAAACACACTCTATTCAGTTTTTTGTTGGGTTGTATATCTCAGTTTTGAGATGTTCAAGCTAAAAAAATATGGACTTTCCGCTTATCATCAACGATATTAAGGATTTCACAAATCATTGTAGCCTCATCAACCGTAAATTTGGTCTTGCCTGAAATCTTCGATGAAAGCGTATTTACTGACATATTCAGCTTTTCTGCAAGTTTTGCTTGCGTATATCCTGCTTCAACTATTGCTCCTTTGAGCATAGGTGTGTTAGTCATCTTTCTCACCTCCGTTCATCTCACTATTGAGATGATTATATTATATACGACCTATCACCGAAAGTCAACCCTTTTTTGAGATAATTTTTAATTTTTTTGGTATTTTCTATTGCAAAATTGAGATTGATATGTTAATATAATGACAAACAAGGTGGGTGTTAAACAATGACGGAAGAAATTAGAAATATAGTAAAACGATTAAAAGAGAGTATCTTAAAGTCAGGTTATTCTTATGCTGAATTAGAAAAATTAACAGGTATATCGAGATCATCATTACAGAGATATGCTAACGGAGTTACCGCCAAAATACCAATTGACGCCATTCAAATTATAGCAAAGGCAGTTGGTGTTGAGGCAGAGTATATTCTTGGCTGGGATGATAAATCGAATCCTACTAATATAAAAAACCAGCAAGACGAACAAATAGTTCCCCTACCGCAAACAAATGTATTTATGCGACCTGTGTATGACAGCATTTCGGCAGGGTTCGGAGTGATAGCTCAGAATGTGCCTGTTGAGTATATGCCTACATACATCACCTGTCCGTCGGAACAGGATAAATATATATGGATAAATGTTCACGGCGATTCTATGAGCCCTCTGATTGATGACGGCAGTAAAATTCTTATTAAAAAACAAACCTCCGTTGACAGCGGTCAGATTGCCGCAGTCCTCGTTGACGATGAAGAGGCTGTTGTTAAAAAGATCCTTTACAACGATAACACCGTTGAGTTGCATTCAGTCAACCCCTACTATCCCCCACGAGTGTTCAAAAATAACGACGTCACCCGTGTTCAAATCCTCGGTCTTGTAAAAGAAGTAAGTAAATCACTGCAGTAAGGAGAGTAACTATGGCAAACAATTCACTTATAACATTAAACTGCCCAAATTGCGGCAGTCAGCTTGAAGTTAATTCTACAGAGATGAAAACCAACTGCAAATATTGCGGCACTCAAATTCTTATTAAGGATTTCATTACCGAACGCAGAATTGATAAAAATGACAAAATAAAGGCACTTGAAGATTTGGTAAACAATGCGGCAAATAACGGCGATTATGCAAAGGCATATAAGTACAGCGAAGATATTTGCAAGCTCGATTCATCAAATGAAAACCTTGTCAAGATGAACCTTTTCGGCTTTATGGCAGGCAAGATTGATTTTAACAGTTCATTGCTCGATGATTTGTACTCGTTTTCTCCCGATGAACACAGAAGCTACCTCAGCAGGATTTTAGGGGCAGTCAACACCCGTAAGCAAAACGAGCTTGACAAGGCTCTCAAAATTGCCAATGAGCAGAGAAGAAGAACCGAGGCGGATCAGATTAACAACAAATATACCCCTGTTATTTTTCAGATAAATACCGAGATAAACAAGATGAAGCAAAAGCGTTGCAAGTGCGGTCATATGCTTGAATACAACGAAAATGTTTGTCCGAGCTGCGGTATGAATTACGGTGACTATCAAACTGAACTCACCCGTATTAAAAAGGAAAAAAACAAAAAAATGGTAAAATTGGGCATAATCATCGGCGTGCCTGTTGTAATTGCCATAGTCGTTTTTGCATTTGTTCACAACGCAAATCTTGTGAACAATATAAATACCGCAATTGACAGCAAGAATTATTCAAAAGCTGAACAGCTGATTGACGGCTATCAGGAGGCTAACCCTACACGAACAGATGTTTATGAACTCTACGCAGACCTCTATCTTGCAGAAAACAACCCCGAAAAAGCCATTGAAAAGCTTGAAGAAGGAGTCCGCCGTGTTTCCTCATCAGGCAAAAAAGATTTGCAAAATAAAATTGACGCAATCAAACAGGAATATAATTTGGAATAATCCCATGTCAAACCGTTGCCACAGCCCCATACACCGACAGCCATGGTCTGCCGATTAAATAGAATAAATAAAAAAAGACCGCTCACAGCTGGCACTATGAGCGGTCAAGTAGGAATAAAAAGTATTCAGTTTTTTCACTCCTA